CATCGCTGACTGCGCCTACAAGTGCTTTCTGTTGTTCTGCTTTAGCTTTATTGCTTTGACCCCAGATGGACATAACTCCACCTAAGACAGTAGAGAAAAGCATTGTGATTAATTCTAGTGGTAATCCAAACATTATGGTTTAAAAGCCTTTTTAATAGCGTCTGTGTATTTAGTTCCTTTAGTATTAAAGGCATCTGTACCTACTTGTCCCGTAAATAAGTATTCTACTGCAGCGGTAGCTCCTTGGTTGTGAGCATATCCTAATATACCTAGTTTTTCTTCTACAGGCATATTTCTATACTTTTTAGAGTGTCTAGTTAAGTGTGTATGATTTTTCATAGTATATTTCTTAAATAATCTATCTTGTAGAGCTGGATCTTTTAAGAAGGCTTCATTTAAAGTAGGTGTATATTTACGACCTACATCAGATAATGCATCTTTCCCCATTTGGTATCTACCAAGATAATGTCCTCCAGATCCTCCATATAAGAGATCCCCCTTTTTATATATTTTATTACCTACTTTAGTGGTGTAAGCATAAGTAGTATAGCCATGAGAACTACTTTCTATATTAGCAACTTCATTTGAAAATACACTAAAGTCCTTAGAATCAATGGCTTCTGGTTTAGCTTTAGGTTCAGGTGGATCAGGATAAACATTAAAAGTACCACTACTCAAAAGCCTTGCTACATCTTTAGTAAGCCCCCCTGTTATAGGTAGACCATTTGCGTGTTGGAATTTTCTTAATGCTCTAGCTGTACCACCACCCATTATGCCGTCTACACCATTAGGATTATAGCCCATATCTGTTAAAGCTTGTTGAACACTTTTTATGTTTGTTTTAGATTTAGTATTATCCGTTACAGTGAATTTTTTAGGGGATATTCCTTTAGTAAGAGGTCTAAGCTTAGGTTTAGTCATAATTCCTACTGCTTTAGCTTTTGGTTTTGCTACACTAGGTATATTTATATTCTGTCCTACATTTATACGATTAGGGTCTGTTATAGTAGGATTAGCTTTTTGTATTGCCGCTACTGTAGTGTTGTTATCCCTAGCTATAGCAGATAATGTATCTCCTGATGCTACTGTTATAACGCCAGGCGCAACTACATCTAGTTCTTCAAACAAGTCTAACTCTTCTCTAGCTTTACCAATACGCATAGGACTAGATGAAATAGTTTTTTCACTAGGCATAGTCGGTTTATTATTTGAAGCATCATAAAACTTCATAGCTCTACTAGAAGAACTTCTATTCTCTGGAGGTTTATTCTCTCCACCTGAAGATCTAAACAAACTAAAGAACCTCTCTAGAGGACCTTGTTTCGGTTCATCTTCTTTAATATTATTACGAGAAGCTAAACCAGAAGGTCTTAACCTTGGAGTAGGAGACTTGAAAGATTCAGAGGTTGGTATTTTGTAGTTACTCATTGTTTAAATCCAATTATCAATTAAATTGCCTATTATTTTCATGCCTATTTTACCTAAGTATTTAGATTTAGTATCTGCGTCTGATCCAGCAGCGGCGGCGGCTTTGCCTTCAGCATCAATCTTAGCAACCATAATACTTGCTTCCCGATCCATAGCTGACTCAGCACTTGTCCAAGCCCATGTCATTAAATCACGTTCTTTTTGTAACATGTTATTATAAGTAGTCATTGTCATATTATTTGTAGCTAAAGTCTCATCTCTGTTAGCTTGGTTAGCTGCTGCATTCTCTGCAGTAGTAATATTCTGTGACCATTGGGCGTTGGCTTGTGCTATAACTAAATGGTTTTGAGCATTAAACTGATCTCTTTGATTACGTTGTAGTGTATTAAACTGCTCAATGGCATTTGTTTCACCTGCATTAAACTGTGCCATAGCATTCTTTTGTGCTACATTAAACTGTTCTACTTGTGCTTGCAGAGATGCAAAGAATTGATTTGTCTGATTCTCTGATGTAGCATTGAACTGCTTAGAAGCATTCATAGCGGCTTGATCTGAGAGTATAGCATTAGCGTTTTGTTGAGACTTAAACATACTAACCTGTTGTTCGTTATCTAAACTAGCCATATCCATTTCTAAGAAAGCTTTAGCATTTTGTACTTGAGCCTGTTGACGGTTGTTTAAGTTAGTCAAATCTAACTGAGACATAGCCGCTACATCTGCCATGATCTTAGCATTCTTAGCGCTTAAGTTAGTAAGGTCAACAGTCTGTGCCATACGAGCATTCTCTAATGCTATCTGTTGTTCAGCATTAAAGTTTATGTTAGCTATCTCAGATATCTTAGCTGAATTAGCAACACGAGTCTGGAACTCTTGATTAAACTCTAATCCAAGGAAAGAAGCTCTTTGTTCAGCAGCAAACATAGCAGTCTGTTGTCTATTACTCAGGTTCTGCATCTCAAAGGTAGCAGAAGTCTTAGCATCCTGTACAGCGATGGGCATAGCACTTTCCATAGCCGCTTGTATCATAGCCTGTCCAGCCATTGATGAAGCACCTAAACCTCTAGAGGCCATAGAAGCGGCGGCATTACGTAAAGCTCCTGCCGCCCATGATGGAGGTGTTTTACCCTCAAAGTCTGCCATCAAGCCTGTAAGCTGACCCTGCACTGTAGCATCTGTTGATGGTGCGCCTGTAGCCGCTTCAAAGTTTGTTTCAGCTTTAACACGATCCATATCAACCGTAGAGCCTGATATAAGTTCACCTTCTTCTACTTTACGTGCGTCAGGTGCTACAACCTTTTGTGCTTCAGCTATTTGTTCTACAGATACACCTAACTGTGCTAAGTCCTCTGGTTTCATACTCTGTGCATCTACAAGTGCTTCAGCACTAGGCTTACCTGTAGCCGCTTCTAGTCTAGACATAACATCTTCTATAGATGCAGAAGCCGTTAGAGGTTCATAGGATGCCGCAGGTTGTACTTCAGGAGAGGTTACATCTGATGTAGGTGTAGCAGTTGTAACTTTTGCTTCACTTGCAGGATCAACTTGTCCTGTAGTAGGATCAATCATACCCTCTTGTTTGTCTTCTTCTGTGATCTTTTCTACTTCTGGTTTCTTTATCATAGAAGCAGGATCATTTATTGCAGTAGTAGTGTATTCAGATATACTTGGTGCAGCTATAGTCTTAAATGCTTTATCTGCTGCATTCATTTTTGTTTGTGATGCATTAACTAAGTTCTGAGCATTTTCAGCTGCTTTAGCTAAATCTGCATTGGATGGATCTGCTTGAGATTTAGCCATAGCTTCTGATGCGGCTTTTTCTGCATTAGAGTATGCTAATTGTGCTGAATCTAAATCTGTTTTAAACTGTTCTTGTTGTACAGTACCGCCTACTTGATACCCCTGAACATAACCCCCTTTAGCCATACTAATTTTTTTCTGAGCTACCTCTGCCATCTTGCCTAGCGTAGATGCCGCTTTAGGTGAAGCCGCTAAGAATGCCGCTTGCTCATCTGCTTGCATACCCTGCATCTCTGGTATTATCTTACCCATTTGTTCAGGTGTAAATCCACCAAATTTCATAGCCATTTTAATAGTCCTTATTAATTACCCAACTTCATCCAAACTGCAGCCGCCACAAAGCTGAATATAGCAATGGTTGTTATTTTAACGAATGTGTTCCATATACTTAAACGTGTTTGTCTCCACGTTGTTAATAGGTTGCGTACCTCACGTATATCTTCAGCAGCAGACTCATCATGTAGTCCTAACTCACGTAGAACTAACTTAGCGCCACGCTTAGCTGATCTGTCTAGTATAATCTCTAGCTCTTCTGGGGTCAACGTTATATTATTCATTTTGTATCCCTATACGCTTCCGTAGACGTGTCCATTATTTGTGTAAGTATATGATAGACTTGCATTAATAGCATCACCACCAGCACCACCACCGTTTTCACCAGAGCGACCCCAACCGCCACCACCGTTAGAACCTGCGCCATCTGTGTTTGATGTTGCGCTTAGAACAGAACCACCTAGTGCTGGGTTGTTAGCAACGTTAGCACTACTATTCTGTTGGCGTTCACCTGCATACACGCCAGGTGGATTGTGAAAATAAGATGGACTACTACAACCTCCGCTTATATACGTAGTAGCAGGAGTAACACCGCCGCCACCTTGATCACCGCCTGTGCCGCCTATAACAGTGCCAGTTATTGAACATCCTGACCAATAAACATTTACTGTACTACCCCCAGGGGTACTAAAACTCCCTGTTGTTGAACCATTACTTGAGGCTTGATTATAAGGGCTTTGACCTGCACCCCCACCGCCTCCAGCACCGCCACCGCCACCACCGCCACCTGCGATGAATGCACCAGAGTTGTTAGTTACTGTAGTACCAGATGCAGTTATACTAATAGCGTGTCCACCTGCACCAGAATTACTATTGCCACCACGTCCAAAGATAGCACCATTGTTTATAAGTACGGAGTTAGCCACATCCATTGTTAACGAAGGTGTAGACGACGACATAGAGCGAATATGTACGCCAGAATTTATAGTCATTACGATAGGTACTGTCCCATCCCATCCTGCAGCTGTCGCTAGAGTACTTAAAGTAGAAGCACCATCTATACCTGTTGTAACATTAAAAGAGAACGCATTCTGTGTGCCATAGAAGTCAGATAGAGATATTTCTCCTGATGCAGGTACAGTATCTGACCCGTAGTATTCACTAAGAGAGATAGGGTGTGAACCACCAAACTCATCCTGTATGTCTTGTAGTGTTATTGCACCACTTGCTTGTATTGCCATTAGACA